TGACGTGGTAGCGATAGCCTACGCACTGGCCGTCCTGTACGACGGTGCGGTTGCTGTCGGTGGTACCAGGGATGAGCTTGGTGAACTTCAGGTCAACCTCAGTGGTCTTGTCCATGATGATCTCGGGATCACCCTCGAAGCCGAGGTCGTACATCTTGGCAATCTCCTTGGCCAGGTTCTTACCGATGTTCTCGTCGAGAGCGAGCTCTACAACGTCCACCTGTGCGAACGGCGACTGCAACTTGGTGTACTCGCCATGAGCGTAGATGTGGAGTGCGCGGAACTGTGCCCAGCCCTTCTGGAACTTGTAGGTCAGGAAGGCCACGATGTCGAAAGCGGCCTGACCGACAGCGCGACGGCTGACGGGTACGCTTGCGGCAACACGCTTCGGAGAGGTGGTGATGTTGGCGAAGTCGAGAGCCTGCTCTTCAACCTTCGTTACCTCACCCTCAACGGTGAACTTCACGTCGTTGATAGAGTAAGGAATGACCTGAGTGCCGGTCACACCAGTCACCATCACGAGGTCTTCGGGCAGCTCAGTGCCGGGAACCTTGGTGTCGATGATGGGGCGAATCTCCACGGGAATCAGACCACCTGCCTCCAGGTTAGCGGTAGTGTTCTGGTCGCCGCCAGTGGTGATAGCGTTGGCGAGGATGGTGGTGGCGTTGGCTGCACGACGGTTGGTGAAACAGTCGTTGATCATCTCACGAATCTTCGCGCCGTAGTTCTCGCGCTCCTGAATCTGCTCCAGCTCCTTGCCGCTGGCCATAGCCTTGGCACGAACCGACAGACCAGACGACTCATGCAACAGCTTGTCGTACTCTGCATCCTGACTGCGCTGCTCGGCCTGCAAAGCGGCCAGTTCGCGCTTCTGCTCCTCGGTGATAGTACCCTTCTGCTCCTCAGAAGTCAGGGCACGCATTTTGGCCTCACGTGCGTTGGTCTTCTCGTCCATTTCGTCCAGCTTGGTCATGATTTCGGCCTGACGCTTCTGGATCTCTGATTTTGTCATCTTTCCCATTTTGAAAAACGTTTTTAAGGGGTTAATAACTAAGTGATTCGATTTCTTGTTCTGTTCTCTTGCGACGGGCACGGAGCTGCATCATGCGACGCTCGCGCTCCTGCTGCTCGAAGTCTATCTCACGCTGGCGGGCTTCGCGTTCAGCCTTTTCGCGGGCTTCCTGCTCCTCCTTGGCTTTGCGCTCCTCTTCGGCCTTGGCTTCTTCCTCAGCTTTTTTCTTGGCTTCGTCGTCGCCACACTCGCGCTTGATTTGTTCGTCGATGGCCTTGTCGATAGCCTCCGACTGCTCGCGCATACCTACTGAGGTCTGCTTGTAGGCGGGGTGGGTCACGATGGCGACATCATACAAGCCGGTGATACGCTTGACGTGACGCAGCCACACTTCCTTGCCATCTTCCACGTCCTTGGTGCGCTCGTAGGACACGCCGTTTTCGGTGTCCTCGTAGTCGTCCTCGAAGGCGAAAGACATGCCGTCGATGTCTCCGCGACGGATCAGCTCCAGCGCGTCGTTGGCATTGTTGGTGTTGGGTAGTTCGCAGCGGCAGTCGATACCGTCACCGCGCATTTCAAGAGTCAGGGTGTCCTTCTCCGAGTTGCGATAGCGACCCAACACGTCGGGCACCATGTTCGAGTGGTTCAAATTCAGCACGACATCGCTCTTCTGCAAGAGTTCGCGGCTGATGCAGCCAGGGTCGAGCACTTCGTACACCTTGCGGGTGGATGACCACGGCGTAAGGTTGACCGAGCGCACGCCGAAGACTATCGGACGGCCCTCAATCTCGCGGCTCTCCTGCTGTCCTTCCTGCGGCTCTCGCATCTGGAGGTTGCAGGATTCTGCTGGAATGAATCTAATCTGTTTCATCTTATCTCAATTAAAAAATTTATCTCGTCATTATACGGGCAGAATTGCGTTCTGGGTTTACCGCGTGATTTCGCGCCTTGCGCTCGAAGTATTCCTTCACCTCGTCGCGGCTCAACGGCTCCGGCGCAACTGCCGTTCTGATTCTATATGGTTCGTTCATTGTCTCAAAAAACCTATACCTTTTATGCCATAAAACCTATACCTTCTTCCAGAAAAACCTATACATTCTTTGCCAAAGAATCTAAACCTTCTTTTCCTCGCCCTCCTTTGGCGGTGTCGGCTGTTGCGGTTCCTGATTGGTCGGTCGTCCGCCGCCTGCCACGTCGCGCAGTTTGGCACTGCCAAGTTCTGCCAGGTTGGTGAGCACATAAACGATGTTGCCTTGATCCACGCTCGGCATGTCCTCCTCGGCTCGCATCTCGTTCACGGTCATGATGCCGGTGCGCAACATGCTCTCGTAGTACTTCGCCTTGGCCGTCGGGTCCATCGTCATCAGCGGTTTCTCGCACACGTGAATGTCCCTCACGCCGTAGCCGTCGAAGCCGATGAGCTTGCGGAACAGCTCCTTCTCCATATCCTTTGCGTCGGGGATGATGGTGCGCGTCAGATACTCCATCGTTGCATCGCCATAGCTGGTGTAGTGGCTGTTGGTGTCAAGCATCAGCAGTGGTCGCGGTGTCGCCCAGAAGCGTGCTACGTCGTCGAGTGTCAGTCCGCTTTGCTCCACGGCCTGCATCTCCTGTTGGGTCATGCTGATCTGATTGACATGGGTGAGATTTTGGATGGCGATGACATCCTGCTCGTAGATTTCCTTGTTCACCTGCTTGGCCATCTCCTTCACCTGGTCGGGGTCGAAGCGTCCGCTGGCAATCGGGGCCACACCGCCGCTCTCGCCGCCCTCGCTCAGGATGAGTTTCACGCGGCCACCCTTTCCGGCAGTCTCCAAAGCCTGCGCTCTGAGCGTCTTGTTCAGCGTCAGCGTCTCCAGCGCAAAGTCCAGCGTCGATTTGCCCCACACGCCATTCTGATAGCGGAACGTGTTCGGGAAGTGCAGCACGTCCGTTGCCGGTACGTTCGGCCTCGTTTCGTAGCCGTGGTCGGTCAGATACGTCAGGCTCACGTAGTTGCCCTCCGCGAGATTGTATGCACCGCTTTTCACCAGCCACAGATACTTGGGGAAGTCGAATTCATCTCGCTCGATATACACAAAGCCGTTGCCCGTCATCAGTCGGTTGATGGTGATTAACTCCCACATGCTTGCCGCCGTCATAATCGGGTTAGGCTCCTGCTGTAGCAGATAGTTCATGCGCTTTCCCAGTCCGCGCATATCCAGCGTGAAGTTGCCCTTGTCGAAGTCTTTCTTGCGGTACTGCACCGGCATCACTCCGATGGTCTTGGCTCGCAGTTCGACGGCACGATACACCGCCGACACCGTGAGAGCCGTAATCGGGTCGCGGGCATAGACGATGCGCTCCTGATACGAGCCGCCCGTCACGTTTCCGCCCTTCGGCATCGTCGAGTCAGGTACACCAGGCGCACCACCAATCGGTGCCGGTGTCGCCTCGCGCTGCTTGAAGCGGAAAAGATTTGCAAAAATATTGTCCATATCTATTTCTTGCTTTTATTACTCTTGCGTTTTTGCGTCTTGGGTTTACCGCAGCCAAGAATTGCCTCTTTTTCCTCAGTCCGCTCGTTGATGGCAAAGAAGTAGTCAATGGCCTTTTTGCGATAGTCGGCTGTGTACTGGTCGCCGTTCGGGAATCCGCGTCGCATCTTTTCCAAAAACTCCTCGGCGGTCTTGGTGTGATAGTGATTCACCCATGCCACTTCGTAGAGCGGTGGCATGGTAGGATATTGCTCAACGCGCTCACCCTTTGCATTGACCACGCGCAAACAGTTAGGATTGACAGGACAATGCGGCTGCGTCTCAAACTCCATGAAAAGGACTCCGCGACGCACAAAGCACTTCACAAACTCCCTGCCGTCAAGAAAGCGGTTGCCGATGAACGGCTCCGTGAAGCGATCCATCACAGGACGGTCTTCATAATGTGTCAGCCCATTATCGGTCATCATGCGCCACGACAGCACCACCACGTCGGCATCTTTCTTGTCTGCCAAAAGTGCCTTGATGTCGTCGCAGCCGTCAATCATCTCGTCGATGTCGAGAAATCCCATCCATGCGAAGTCGCCGCCGTATTTCTGATATACCTCGTTGTACGCCTTGTCTTGCACGTTGAACGAGCCGCCCTGGTTGCGGTAGTCGAGCACCTTCACC